ACTGCTCGTAAGCAAAAGAGAAAACTATCTTACTACAGCAACATCTATGTTGTAAAAGATCCTAAGCACCCTGAGAACGAGGGAAAAGTATTCTTGTATAAGTATGGTAAGAAAATCCATGACAAGATACTTGCAGCAATGCAACCTGAGTTCCAAGATGAGGAACCAGTAAATGTATTTGATTTCTGGGAAGGTGCTAACTTCAAGTTGAAGATTAAAAAGGTAGCAGGATACTGGAACTATGACAGTAGTGAGTTTGATAGTGTTAGTGCTCTTAGTTCAGATGATTCTGAATTGGAAGCAACGTGGAAATCACAACACTCATTAGAAGCATTCACTTCTAAGGATCAGTTCAAGTCTTATGAAGATCTTGAGCGTCGTCTCAATCTAGTTCTTGCAATAGGTCAAAGACCAGTAGCACCTACAGTAGATGATGAAGAGTATGAAGTTGTTGCACCACCAACACCAGTTGCTGCAGCACCAACACCTGTGAAAGAAGAAGCAATCGTTGAAGATGACGATGCACTCTCATACTTTGCACGTCTTGCAGAAGAGTAAATCCAAATTCGCAAACTGAATTCTATAATACCCAGAAAAATTTTCTGGGTATTTTTTTGTCAAAAAAGTCAACCAGTTTCTTTTAATCTCTTAGTAATAAAACTATCAGATTTTTTATATAAACTTGCTCTTCTAAAATCATCAACCATCTGTTGAAAGTATCTTGGTTTTAGTAAATATATTTCTCTCTTCTTTTCGTTTTCATTAGTATAATGAGCAGCAACTGTGACAGGACCACATATCTCACTACCATTTTTCAATACTATATTGCCATCAATGTTTAGTTTATGTTGTTTATCATAGAATGCTTTGTCCACTCTCATTCCAGCAGGATACTGAGCAATCTTTATTGTTTCGTAGTGATGTATCTCTGTGTATGGATTATCATATTCTTTTTCTAAAACTTTACCAAGTTCATAGTTACTCATCGGCCAATCATATTGTGCATTGACTAGATTATTTGACAAAAGAATCGCCCAGTCATAAAAGGGACTTCCATATGCTTTCTCGGCAACCATTGAAGGAGTTTCGGTATCTTCTATAGCATACTTTGAAAAGTAAGTAGCATAAGAAAATACATCATCGCTAATCTTATACCTACGAAAGAAATTTTTAGCAATAATCTTATCAGATTTTGAGAAAGGATAACTTACTGGTTTCTCATCATATAATATGTCAGGTGTTAGTGAAAAATACATTAGTAACCTCCTCCAATTACCTGTTGTTGTACTGGTTTACCATACTTATCTAGTTCAATTCTTTCATCCTGTATATCCTCAGAGAATACAAGTTTTGTTTCCATAAAACTTATCTTTAATTCAGTAGCAACTGGTGCACCTCCTTGGAATACAGCATAGTTTCCGTCTGGTGTGTAACTTATTCCAACATCCGTGATAGCACACATCTTATACTTAGGGACATATGGATTACGAGAACCTCCATGCATAAATTGCACATGACATACAGATGGCACTGCAATGAATGATGCGTTCAACGCTGGATCATCCTGTTGTGAGAAAACATTAACGTTTTTCTCAAAACCAAAAACTTTTCTACCTCCTAAATCATACGAAGGTAACATTGCTTTCTTGAATGTCTGTACAATTGTTCTAATATTTTTACTCTCCTCTGGACTGAACGCTGACATTTTAAATGTTAAATCAAAAGTTCTTAGATTCATTTTTTGAAATAGTATTTCAACGTTAGGGTTCTTTATTACACCAGAAATACCACTGAAGACATCACTCTCACTTATTTGGTCACCAGTTATACCTTTTGCTAGATTTGTTATAGTTGCAGCAGCAGCATTAACTGGCACGTTTGCTAGTGCTCTGTTTCCTGCCTTCAAAAGTGTTTTTAATTTATTTTTTGTTCCTTCAGCACCAGCAGATGATAAGATTCCAGCAGCAGTAGAACCAAATGCTTTTCCTTCCCAGTCTGCTTTATATGCATCTTGAATATCACTTGGCATGTATAACATTAATTGTGGTAATGCATTTGGTTCATAATCAGCAGTAAGAACACCACCTCTATTATATGTGGTGAGAGTTTCGTTTACAAATTCTTGCCCCTTAGTGACAAAAGTATCACCACTATTTCCTTTTTTGACTCTTAATCCTGATGTAAAAGCTTTTTTCTTTCCAAATGGTGGTGTGTAATCATAAAAAGAAAATAGAACATAGGCAGAGTCACCTCCAGAAGCAACGTCTGCAGGATACCGAATTGATCCTGAGTTTACTGTCTGATCAGTCTCTATACTACTCTCACCATACGGATTCTTAAAATAGTTTTGATTTTTTAGAAGAGTTGTGTATTCTTTTTCTCTAATCTTAACCCAATCACTACCAGTCCACTTCCAATACCCAGTCTTCTTATTATTTCTACTTCCATCAGCATTGACTATTCCAGAACCAGGTTTAGTTCCATATGTTACTGCAACATCATTAACAAATTGTGGTTCACGTGTTGGTTTTTTTGGATCCTTACCCATTAGAGTGCCATCTCCCTAGATTGTTTTGTTCCATATCCTTTTACTAATCTTTGTCCTCTGATCTTGTCATAAAAAGTTTCTTTGGTATCACTCCAAACTTCTTCCTTATCGACAGGGAATGAAAGTTTCCCTGCATTCTTGACAAATTCTTCTGTTGGTAAAAGAACTGCGGTATCCCATTCAGTAATAGCAAGGTCAATCATGAGACCGTCTACTTGAGACTGCAAGTATTTATGGAAGCAAACCTTAGGAATGTCAATTCTACCCTCCATTAACTTTTTTGTCGCCATAATTCTTCTTTTTGGCGTCATGTAATGTAGGTTTGCACCCCAAAACTCTCCTTTTTTAGTTGCTTGTACGACATATACTAAAGGAAACTTATCATAATACTTTAAGTAGTTCATCTTTGCTTTGTATTCAAACATGTAAAGATGACCCTGTACAGGAAATCTACGAAGTTCATTTTCGTCTTGATCTTGTACAGCACCTACATCATCACTCTTTTCATTTAAAATATATTTTTTAAAATTTTTATTGTAACTACTCGCTTCTGACTTTACAGCAGAGCGATACCATGAAAATGTTTTCTTTTCCCCCTTTGTTTTTTCTGTTATTTTTTCAAACAGTGTTTTATATCCAGACTTGGAGGAGATTGTGTTACGCTGGATAGCAGCGAATCCTTGTGCCATTTTTTCATACTCCTAAATGATCCTCGGTTAGTATTAAGAAGTTCATCTGCCTGTCTTCACAATACTCACGAGCAGCAGACCATTTAGTTTGGTTCTTGGCGTAAGTTAATGCAGCATTACGGTAGGCAGCAGTTTTTTTATTTTTCTCATTCGGTGGTTGTGTTTGTTTTTTAGGTTTAACCTCTATAATATACTTAGTTATTTTTCCAGTCTTTTCACGGACTTTTATGTAGAAATCAGGAAAATAACGTCTCACTTTACCATCAGGTGCTCTGTATGGTATGATAACCTCTTCTGACCCCCACTCTAAAATTGAGGGGTTATTATCACAGAACACCATGAATTTCCGTTCCCAAAGTGACCTGTAGATAACTCTAGTTGGGTTGCCACGATACTTTTTGGGATTGATAGGTTTATAAATCCCAGAATACGCCATAAATATAATTGTACCAACATAGGTATTTAGCGTGTCAATAGATAGATTTTTAGGAGTAATGAATGCCAACGGCGGAATGTCGATGAGCAATAACTTCGTGGTGAAAATTGGAGATTCAATGGAAGATTTTAGAAATCCTTCTATGAGTCGTAATATATTTGAATTTTTATGCGACGAAGCACAGTTACCAAACACACAAGCAGCAACTGGAACACTGAAAGGTAGATATACAGGTGAAGGTGAGATAAATTACCCACATACCAGAATATTTACTGAATTTCAGTTAGGATTTCAGATGGATGCTAATATGACACCTCTAAAGTATTTGTATGATTGGTACGGACAGATTTTTCAAGAAAGAGATGCAGATGGCAATGAATATGGTACAGTGGAGTCATCAACAGGAAATAGTCTAGAGGATTCATACGCTCAATCAAACAGAGCAAAAAATAGAACTGTTACTCTAAATTATCCGTCACAATACTGTAAAACAATATATGTGTCTAAAACAGAGTTGGGACCTGCACTTAATTTTGGTCAAAGAACTTCTGGAACATTTATCTTAGAAAATGCTTGGCCATACGCTATTGATGCAGTGCCACTACAGTTCGGACCAGGACAGATAACAAAAGTTACAGCACAGTTCTATTACACAAAACATTATGTCGTTGACAGTGACGTCAATAACATGTTTAGATTCCCATTCCTTAATCCTGGTGACTCTCCCATCGCATTGATGAATGGATACAACAGATTTGACTAGTCAAAATTGACTTTTCAATTCCATAAAAGCGGGAAAAAATTTCCCGCTATTTTTTGTCTGAAAAAGTCGCTAAATATAAATATGACCTTGGAGTAAATATTATGGCATTGCCAACCGTCGATTTACCAACACATGAGTTGGAAATCCCGTCAAATAAGAAAAAAATTAAATTTCGTCCTTTTTTAGTAAAAGAGGAAAAAGTGTTACTTCTAGCACTTGAAAGTGATAATGATGGAAATATCAGAGAAGCAGTTCTTAATTTATTAAAAGGATGCGTTACATCAAGGATAAAACTTGAAAACCTCGCAACTTTTGATTTAGAATACATTTTCTTAAATATTCGTGCTGTATCTGTTGGAGAAGTTGTTGATATACAAGTCACATGCCAAGATGACGAAAAAACACAAGTTAAATATCAACTTAACCTTACTGATGTAAAAGTTTCTTTTCCAGAAGGACATACTAACAAAATTATGCTAAATGATGATCTTGGTGTTATAATGAAGTATCCATCATTCAATAGATTTGTGGAAAGTCAATTTGCACAAAAAGATGTAAATGAGGATACAGTTATAGAGATTATCGCTGAAAGTATAGATCAAATATTCCAAGGAGAAGAGGTATATGATGAATCTACCACTACTCCAAAAGAATTTGTTCAATTTGTAGAGAGTTTGACAACTCAACAATTAGAAAAACTACAAGGATTCTTCGAGACATCTCCTAGACTAGAACATAAGTTTAAGATTAAAAACCCAAATACTGACGTAGAGTCTGATTATACATTATCTGGATTGCAGAGTTTTTTCGGATAGCCCTCTTTCATAACACGCTAGAGGGATACTACAAAACTAACTTTGCTTTGATGCAACATCATAAATACTCTTTGACAGAGATTGAAAATATGATGCCATTTGAGAGACAAGTATACATATCTCTCTTACAACAGTATATGGAACAACTTAAACAAGAACAAAAACAACAACAGTAATGGCAGCAGGAACAGTTGGATATACAGATACTAGGGGTAACAAAGATTACACCAGTATGATTGCTAAGTCAATTGGAAATCGCTTGAAACAAGCTTCCAATATGGCATCAGAGGAACGTGCCTATGCAGCAGGACAAGCAGAGGCAGGAGGAACATCATTAGAAGAAGCAGGGATAGGTAAAGGATATTTTTTTGGGAGAGCCCTTGGTTCAAGATTTGGCGGAGATAGAATTGCCAGAACTAGGGGCAGAATGGGCATGGGTGGTGCTGGAACCAACCCTGCTGCAAATTATAAAGAAAGATTTCGTGGTGGATTTGATTATAATGTAACTAATCAGACTATAACTGATGTTGCACCTCTATCAAACGCACTTGTTACTGGACTTCGTGGTGTACAAGAAGGATTGACAGACGTTGCGGGAGCAATACAAAGACAAGGGACAGTATTAAACAAATTATCTCAAAACCAAGCTGATATGGCGAAGGCAACCATGTTTAATGGTTACCTTTTTGCAATGTTTCAAACTTTGCAATACAATTTAGCAATTCAACAAAGGGGAAAAGAGTTATGACCGTTTATTCACTT